CTCAATTATATTTTGAATGATGAGCAAAGAAGGTCAATTGATCAGTTATGTCTTGAAAATGATGTCCAACTTGTTGAAGTGGGCAGGAAAGTTAAGCATGACCACCCAATTGGCCACCTTGCTAGACAAATTGCTGAGATCTCCCTTTACCGCATGGTTAAAAGGCACGGATTCCATCAGATATTGGATGTTGGTGGGAACCCTTCCCGCGCTGGTGAGACTGCTGCCCAATGCGGTCTCCAATACCATTCGGCCAATCCTGTCATTGATGACCGCGACTTCATTAGGAATGAGTTGCGTTCGGGCCGTGGACGCCGTCCAGACTGTTCCCACTTGCTTCAGGATTGTCGCTGCGTCGAAGGAGCCTCCTGTGTATCCACGCATTCTCTCTACTACCTTACGCCCCAGGACATTGCAGCTCGCCTCATTAGGTGTCCTGGTACCCGTTTCTACGCTATTGCTCACGAGTTTGATAAGATCAACGGTGTTTTGTATGGTGGGGAAGCACGCTACCAAGTCAGAGGATCAACTGTACAAATGGTGGTGGTGGGTAACCTTGTTCCGTATACTCATGATGCTTGTGCATGGCTCACTCTTGGTTGCCTCAATGTCCTAGGAGGGACCCTGGTTTGGGACAAGTTAGCCAGCGTTGGGGGCCAATCCCTTTATATGTTTTGCATGTCGAGTGATCAACTCCCCAAGAGGTACAGCAGTGTGGGTACACCAGTGGTGGGTACATATATATCAGATGTGGAAGTGCGGGGTTTAAGGACCATAATGAACCCCAGCAATGAGTTTTGCGTCACCAAGAATGAAATAACCACAGGGATTGTCACATCCTATGGGATCCTCCTTACGGGCAATGAGTCTGTGCTGGTTCCGCATGAGTTGCTCAGCGAGGCCAGGGTTTGGATGGTCGGGAAAGACCGAACTAAGGAGAATTGGAAATTTCTTTTGGTGTACTTGAAATCGAAGATTGGGAAATTGCCAGTAGAACACGACAGGCAATCACCCTGCATAATCTTCACGGCTGCTTTGGCCTTTGTGACCGATATTGATCTTGAGGTGATGGCTGGAATCCACATATCCTCAAAGTGGGACGATATCCAAAAATTGAGCTTGCTTGGCACAAAACCCTTTGCCAGCTTGGGCGCAGCCGCCTTGTTAGGCGCCGCCTTAGGATTCTTAGGTTGCTCTAGTGTATTCGCGGTAATAATTAGGAACATAATCTTGAAGAAAAGATTGTGGGCGAATAGACGGGCCCTTTATGACCCCACTGTATCCTGGTGGCAGTTGTTAGGGGACCTCAGCATTGGAGTGAGTGGAGCGGTGACCACATTTTGGGCCGCTTACTGGTTTAAGAATCACCGACCTGTTAACAAATCTCGAAGCCCAATAAATGCTCTCGACCACGTTCCCCATAAGTATTCTACTTCCCCGCAACTCGTTGAAGAATTGGTGCCAAAAATAACGACCGGGCAATTCCTAGCCATACCAATAGACTGGCGTTCTCTTGGAAAGAAGGTTCTGTCCTATGTTCCCTTTGTAACAGTGAATGATCGTGTGCCGATACGTTGTTCTAATGACACCCCTACCCAAATGCATTCCTTAATAGTGCGAATGCTTGGGGGAGTGGAGCACAGCGTTTTCGACACAATACCGACGTGGTTGGATCTGGATAATTTCTTGCCTAAGGGTGATGTGGTCATTTCCCCATTCTACACCTGGGTAACCACTGAATTTGGGAGAAAGGACGACCGCAAACGAGTGAACGATCTTCTTAAAGCAGCTCAAGAGTTGGAAGAAGACCCAACATCCTTGACTTTTGAGGTCACTTCCTTTATCAAAGACGAAGCGTACCCAGGTAAAGGATTGGACGTCAAGCCTCGCACCATATTTCCCCCGAATGACAAATATTTGGTTGCTTCTGGACCGTTGGCATATGGGATGGGACGTTACCTTAAGTCCGTGTGGCATTTGAAGAACCACATTCACTTCACCAGTGGTGATACCGCTGTTGACTTGGGAGACTGGTATGACCACATGGAATCAAAGTTAGAAGATTTCGTTTTGATTGAAACGGACTTTTCGCAATTTGAGAGCAGGGTCACAGTGGAGGCTCGCGTCGCTGTGATGGATACTTGGCGTAAGCAGACCAACTTGGACAGTGAACTTCAGATCCTACTCATGCAGAACAAGCACGTGGGCCGAACAAGGGAAGGATTGAAATGGGCTAGGGAAGGTGGTATGTCATCTGCTGTGGCTGACACATGTGTGACCAATTCGATCATTAATGCTATGGTTCACGCTGCTTATCTACAGTCAAAATCAATAGGTCCTGAGTCCTATAGCATGTTGGTGCTTGGGGATGACAATCTCCTAGCTGTGTCCAGGGTTGCCTTTGAAAGAGCTGACAGGTTTGCAGATTTGTCCTGCTTCATCATGGGCTATGGATTAATGCCCGAGACTAAAATGCATGTGGATGATTACCCCAGAGCTGAATATTGTTCTGGTTGGTTCATGGGAGTGTTAGCCCCATCTGGCCAACTCCGCCACGTGTGGGTGCCAAAGTTGGGAAGAGTTTTGAGCAAAACGTTCTTCGTAAAACCCCAACACTACAGTCAAGGAATGGCTCCCAGCATAGTGCGTGGGACTGCCAAAGGATTCCTCGCTGGCGTCGTTGATCCGATTTTGACCTTAGTATGTGCTTCCTTACTTTTATCACTTGGTGAGGGACCTATCCCGGACAAGTTGCCAACATTCTCCGAGTACCAACCAAATTTGATTGATTTGGCTGGTCACACACCTAATATGGATGACTTCATGGTCAGGTATGATCTGCACAAGGATGAAGTGGACACATTGGGTTTGTATGTAGTCAAGGCATTCACAACCAACGGGTTGTGGCCCATCAATTTCGACACCGATGCTTGTTGGCCCTTGGACAAAATTATGATTGTTGATGTTCCTGGCTTCATTGAGATAGGACTAGAATCTAGTGGTCCGTCATCTTCTGACCAGACTGACCAACGCTTGGAGCTTGGACAAGCCATGCCCAAATTTGAACCTTTGCCCCCGGACCTCAAACTTAAACCAAAACGAAGACCCCGCCCAACCGCACGGAGCAGGGGCCACCGGGCTAAAAATTAGCGGTGACGCCGGGCACAGACCCGTGGACCCTGGGTTGGACTCCCGGGGCCTGAGATAATTCGGAAGAGGTCCACAACTAATATAAATGAAGAAGAGCAAATCGTCGACCAAACGGACCAAAAGTGCTAATGCTAAACGGTCTGGAATGCGCACAAGGCGTGCACGTGCCCTTAGGGTGAATTCCTTCAGAAGTAATAATGCTGGCAGCCTATACCTCAAATCACTACTTGACCCTGATGGATATTCTGGTGCCAAGGTTCCTGATATTGTGTCGTTTCCTTCATCAACCTTTAAGATGACCTTGGACACAACCATCAGCACTGGTTCTGGTGGTGACTCCGTGGCTGTCACGCTTTTTCCCATTGTAGGAAATGGCTCATCCAATTACCCAATAGTGACTTACAATGGTACCACGGCAGGCAGCATTTCTAGTGCAACCAACGTGAGTTGGATTTCTCGAGCCGCTGTTGCTGGGGTCTACAACAACATCCGACCAGTTTCTGCTTGTGTCACGGCTGAGTTTGTGGGTCCAACCACTGCAGATGGTGGCATAATCGCTGGAGCTCTCCTCCCAGGTCAAACCACTTATCCCACCACCTTTTCTGGCGTTTTGGCTTTGCCCAATTGTTTAAGTGCTCCTGTCAGAAATGGTATGCGGGTGTTGTGGAAACCACAGGACAATTCAGACTTGGAGTATTTCTACACAACCAGCTTCCCGAACAACTCACCTACAATAATGATTGCAGCTAATGGTCTGCCTTCTGCAGTCAGTTACATCAAGATTAGGTGTGTTGTGAATTTCGAGGGGCTGGCTTCAGCTGACACTATTGATTTCTTAGACTCTGCCCCGTCACCGGTTGATGTTGGAGGACTCTCAAGAGCCCTGTCCTATGTTGGCACAATCCCCGCTTCAGCAGTGTTGTTTGGCAATTATGCTGGTCCCTATGCCGCCCCCTTGCTTGGTGCAGCCATGCGAACCGGGTTGCCAATCATGAGCAATTTGGTCAGGAGAATGGGCACTGGTCAGTTGGAATACCCGGCTGCCGCTTGACACATTCGTAGTTGACACACATCCATATTAGTTGTCCCAGTGCATTCCTAAGCACACACGGTCTGGGTAGACCTTAAACACCGCGC